CGTCCCGGAAGGTTTTACCTTTGACGATTTTGATGTCGTTGCTCATGGCTCCCATCCGGCGTAGTGGTGGATGAAGGGTTCTGCGAGCAGAATCGGGGCGCCGTCTTCGTCGAAGTTGTCCGACGAGGACAGCACCGTTATTGCCGTCAGCTCCTGCGTCAGATCACGACAGGGCAACGGGCCGACTCGGGAGCGCACGCGCCCGATCACTATTCGCCGCCCCGTTCGCGCCCCGATCCAGCCGTAGTCAGCGACCCGCGGCAGGATGTCGCCGTGATCAGCCGAATACTGGGTGACGACCGCCCGTGGGCCTACTGGTCTTAAGCCGGTGGGCGTGCTCCCGTCCATGCCCTCGACTTCCGCAAAGCAGAAGCGTTGGTTATCGACGTAGAGCAAGCCGTTTTCGATCTTGAGTTTCATTCTGGATGCTTCCTTGGTTTGAATCATTGTGCAGAGGGGATTAGAATTTACAAAGGCAGTATCGATATATGGCTAACCTTTGACTGCACAGCACCGCTAATCTGCAAAGCAACCGTTGTTAGTCCTTCAAACCCAAGATTGTCTGTTTTATAGACAAGCTGGCCATTGACGTAAAAGCGGATAGCCTTACTAGATACGTCCGCTCGTAATACATCGCCGTGTTTTATTACTGGCGCGAATACCCCTAATCCAGCAAAAACGTCTACATCCATCGCCCCGTTGAATCGTTGCAGCTTTAGCAGTGTCAAGACAGAGCCGAATCGCCACATATGCGACGCATCTACGCGACTGACCTGCATGTAACATTCGGTGCCGATGGTGTCGATGATACATATTGCCGAGTAACTTGCCAGCGAATTCGGGGCCACACAAATACACCCGTTCGTTGTCGTGTTGTACGCTTTATTCCCTACAATCCCGACTTTATCACTCGGGAACACCTGCGACCATACCCCGCCCGATAATGACGTGCCAACATCCGTCGTATCTGCTCTTATAAAGTTGTCCGCAAAGACACCAATTGACGTACTGGATAAACGACCAATCTCTGTTGCTTTAGCTACCTGTGCGTACTCGTTTGTTTTTCCTCCAATATAACCGGGCGTCAGCTCAATCTTTTGTCCAATCAGATACTTATTACCAATCTGACTTAATATCATCGTGATGTGCGTACCTGCCGAATCCTCAACGGCGAAAAAACACCCGCGATACCATTTACCAAGTGGGTGTCCGCTGTCCGTTTCGGTCTTTATGTGGGCATAATCGAAATTAACCCCGTCAAGCGATTGAATTACACCGATTCGACCCGATGCCCCCGGCGATTGACTATCCATCATCAGGCCGATGATCCTTCCGCTTGGTAGTCGCATCAGCCATGGGTGCCACGCTAGCCAGCCTACCGGTTTAGCATAGACGAGGTTTGTCGGCGTGACAGACCATCCGGACAATAGACTCGCAGACGTTATCTTATTAAGCTCTCTGTTCACAGAGTCAGCATTTACACCGATTATTTCCCACAAGTTTGACTTGTCGTTGTACCAGATTGAGGGCGAAACAATATCGCTAGTTCCAACTGTTCCTGTATAAATTACGGTCGGCGGTGTCCATGTGCCGTCAAAGGTCATTAACTTAAGCTGTATCTTATTTGATTGCGGCGTGCCAAATTCATTCCAGATCAGGATAAGCCGCTTGCCTACGCTATCATAATATATGTGTGGGTCTCGATTAAATGATGTAGGGCTATTTACTGGTGTAGCTAGTGGGTTAATCGTATTAGGCAGCACCACCCATCCACTGAGCGGGTCATTTGACGCGCAGACACAAGGGTTCTCATAGCTATTTACATTACCCGGCAAAGGGCTGAACGCCAAAAAATATCTATACCCCAAAAATCCGCCCGGAACGAATACAGCCGCAGGATGAACAACTGCTTCATCTCCGATACCTGGGTATGGTGTAGGAACCGATACTTTGACCTCCCCGCCCACTGGACGATAGAACATGATGTCAACATCAGTAGGCGCCAGCCCCGCGCTTGCTGGGTAAAACGTATCGCTATCAACTAATAATTCAATCCCCCCGGTGAGGGGATCAGTATTGGCAGTGACAGCACTAGTCATCACTTGCGTATTCGGATCTCTGAACGACATGTTTCCGACAACGCCAATGGTATGCCTGTCAATCCTGTAGAACCCGGCTTCTGGCGGTGGAGTCGCGCTTGTCGGGATCAGTTGATCGGCCTGAATTGGTTTGTTTCTCATTTGATTGCCTTTGATTGGTTATGCGAGAGGCGCCACGTCAAGTGAATTGCCTTCCCTTATCCACTCTTCGTTGCGCATGCTCTTCTTCTCGCCGAACTCTCGCACAAACTCTGCAAGCGCCGCCGCTGCCTTGGTCGGATTGAAGGTATCCGCGTCTTGGCGCATATAGGCTCGATACAGCATCCATTGCACCAGCCCAAGATGCGACTCCGGCCTGATTTCCGGCTCGTCGTTGTCATCAGCCAAGTCGGCAAGCGGAAGCCTGCGAACGGTCAATTGAATCTCGTCAGCAGCGGTTGGCGTTGGATACAGGCGAATATGGCCGGTCTGGTAATCCGTGACGTAAGCGCGAGGCTCGCCAGCCTCTGATTCCCACTGCTCGTTATTGCGGTCCAATTGCTCGACGGTGATCGGGTAGATGCGCCGGCCAGCAACAGATAGTCTTGCGCGCCGGATCTCAAGAATCCGGCCGTCAAGCTGTAGCAGGTTATCTCCTGCGCCGAACGAAATGGAGCAAAACGGCGAGGAAGAATCAAGAATCAGCGCGCCTCTTCGGCACGCCTCTTGTTCTGCTTGTGATGCAGCGCGAGCGAGAAAAGCGTCTGTCCAGAATGGCGTAGTCGCTTCGTCTACGGCTTCCCACCGGAACTCGTCAATCAGGTCGCGCAGATTCATTGATTGCTACCGGCTGCCGGCAAGAAGAGACTGCAGCCATGCGTGACCTCTCGAACCGCTCGGGTCCGACAGGATGGCGAACGGGTAGCGCAGCGCCCGGTGCGGCGTCATCTTGTTGAACTCGGATTCTCCGGCGCGTTCATCGAGCTTTTGTTTGTACGTGGTTCGCGTGCTACGGGCAAGCGCTTCAACAAAGCACCTGCGGACAAGTTGCTCAACGCCGCGGCGGAACATCTGGCACCGACCGTTCACCCACGTCGGCACCCACGGGTCATCGGAATCGTCATTCGAGTCATGAACAATGACGGTAAGCTTCTCGTTCATAAACAACTCGGTGTCGACCTTGTCGCCGGTCAGCGTGCGTTCAACGACTTCGATATTGACGCCGCTGCCGATTTCATCGACTTGGAACGGCTCTTGTTTACCAAGGTACTGCTCTGCTGCTTCAAGCGTCTTGCGCGGTCGTCCAATGGTCATGCCTGTTTCCTTTGGTGAAAGAATCCGGGCGACTGATGCGCCGCCCGGTGTTGGTTGTTAGCCGATGGCGCGCCAGTAGATAACTTTGCTGGCAAACACGGCGCCGAGCGTGGCGTCCTGAAGGATGCGGAAGCCGAGTTTGTCGACCACGACAGCGGCGGCAGTGGTATCGAGCGTCTTGTCGCCCGCAGCCACTGACTTGAGGCACTGCGCGGAAGTCAGGCCTTCTTGCCACTCGACGGTAATGCGGTCGGTCAGATTCAGCCAGTAGATATAGCGCGGCTGGAATCCGCACTCGACGCGCGTGTATTCCGTGGCAGTAATTGCCGTCGCGTCGTAAGTGATCTTGCCGGCAGCAAATTGCCCGGTTGCTTGGTCGTTTGAAACTACGCGGGTTTGGCCCGCAGCATTGTCAGCCATTGTTGATTCCTTTGTGGTTTGCTGCCGCCCGTTTGTGATTGAGCGGCAGCGTGTCAGTCAAATGTGCGGTTATGCCAGGTCGTCAACGCCGGCTTCCACGACGGCCATCCATCCTTCGTTGAGAAGCTTGCACGTAAAGTAGAACTTGGCACCGACGAACCCACGCTGGCCGAGCGGGTCGGACTTGGACTTCTCGCCCGGTGGAATCCACGTCGGATCAATAGAATTGACGCCGCGCAGAGCTACCTGGCCCCATGCTTCCTCGCCGCAGATGATGTACGGGTAGACGTCCACCTTCGTGCCGCTGGTATACAAGCCAGTGACACCGACCGCCGCGCCACTGTCGGTATATGGCGCAAGGTGCGGACTGGTGATGAACCGGAAGTTCTCACAAGAACCAATCTCGTTCTCGTTGACCGGCTTGCGCGTTCCGTACTCGCTGACATGAACGAAGCCAGAAAGACTGCGGATGTCGGCTTCGCAGTCGGTATGGCAGAAGACCAGATACGCGGCCTCTACCGGCGTGGTGCCGATATTGACGGACGGCGAGAGAACGCCGGTAATACGCCGCGCGGAGTTGGCCTGCAGGACGCGAGATACCTTGCGAGCAACGTTCAGCGTGAATGCTTCATCGACCGTCGCGCGAGTCGTGCCGCCGCTGTAGAAGATGTTGGTTCCGGCCTGCAGGACGCCGTAGCGGACCATTTCACGGATCATGGCAACTCGCTCGCCGGTCTGCTTTTTCATCTCGGCAGGTACGTCTTCCTCGTAGGTGTCGTCGACCACGTCGCTGACTTGATACAGGCAGCCATACTGCGAGAGGGTCGCTTCGATGTTGTCCGGAACCAGCGTGTCGGCAGTCGGCGCAACGCCTTCGGTCAGCACGTGAGCCGCAGAATCGACTACCCAACGGTTCTTGGTGTTCTCGTCCGTCGCCAGCGCGCCATACGGGCGATAACGCCGCATCGAGACGGTCTTGCTATTGTTCTTCGGAATGCTCTTCTGCAGCCCGGTAATACCGAGCACTTCCTGCGGAGCGGCGTGCTTGAGAATGTCGCCCTTGAGTTTCCCGATTCGCTGAGCGGGAGAGGCGTAGGTAAATGAAGGCATTGTGATAGTCCTTTAATCTGTTGGTTTATCTGCCGGAGTTGAAAGCCGCGATCATGGCTTCCTCTTCCGTCATGGCGTGCGACACCTTTCCGCTTCGTGCGTCAGGGACAATCGCCGCGTCTAGTCTTTGCCGGTTTCTGGTCGTCTTTCCGATAGCCGCTGAATGGCTGTTGAACCCGTTGATAATCCCCCAAAGCTCTGAAGGATCTACCGTGTTCTCGTAAGCAGTGCGGGCGCGTTCTGGCTGTGTCGCAAGCCAAAGCTGGAAGTCCTGCGACTGCACCGTTTCCCGCCAGCCGTTATGCGTTGCGTCCATCACGGCAATGCCGATGGCCTTTTGAATCTCGTATGGATCAGCCGATGCCGATTGCGCAGGCTGCTGATACTGCTGTTCCTGCGGTTGTTGCGTATAGCCCTGCTGCTCAAGAATCTCCTGCGCCATCCGTTGAGCTTTTTGCTCGATGGTGGCAGGAAGCTCAGGATAATCAGCGGCCAGCGCCTCGAAAAAGGAATCGTCAAGCAGCTCGTTGTCGTTCTGCTGTTGTTTCGCGGCCGGTTGCTGCCGCGTCTGCCGCAGTTCGATCATCGAGCCATTCAGCTCGCCGATCTTTCCGTGAGCCTTGCGCAACTGCTCTTCAATCGCATCCACCCTGGCCGCGCGTTCGAGCAAGGTCTTGACCTGTGACTCTCGCAGCCCGCCAAAAACAACCGGGTCGGTATCGACTTCCTCTGACTTGGCTTCTTGCTCGCCTTCGCCTTCGGAAATGCTTTCGTCTTGCGGCTTCTCTTCATAGACCTTCAGCTCGGGCTCGTCGCCGGGGTTGAGCGTCTGATTGAATGCCGACTCGACTTCTGCGTCGAATTCTTCCCTCGTTTGTTGTGGCTGTTCTTGATCCATTTATCCGTTACCAGAAATAACCGTACTGCCAAAGACAGAGGGGCGTCACTGCTCGTCTGTCACCTTGTCCGGGTCTTTTGCAAGAGCCAGAAAATCCTTTAGTTCCGCAATCCTTCCGCGAAGTGTTGCGGTCGCCATCTCGCTCAGATAGCCGTCATTTTGTCTTCGGAAATAGTCTAAGCGCATGGAAATACGATTCTCCATAGCTTTCCACGTTGTACTTTGGAAGTCAATTTCGCTATCATTCATGCGCCTTACCAGTCCATCCAAACCATGTTTGTGCATGTTGTCGCGGCCATTACCCGAACTCCCTGCACATACAAAACGGTTCCAGCAGGAACGGTGGAAAACGTCACGGCAGATGCGTCGTCCTGATTGCGTTTGATCGCCAGGTTTCCAGTTCCGCCGATATAAATCGCCTTGAACTGCATTGGCGTTGAATCGCTTTTGGTAACTGCGCCGTATCTTGTTGCTGTTGATGGAATACTCATTTTCTTTCCTTAACTTGGTGTGTTGCTGCTCTCGATTCCCTGATTAACTCCAACATCAGGATTGGGCGGAGTCATCGGATTGGTGTTTTCCTGAATGTCCATCGCTGGCGCATTGACCGGCGCGATAATCGGCGACGCATCAGCATCAACGAATCCGGCTGACATGAGGATCTGGTCAGACGACGGCGCGATGAGGGGATTGCTGGCCACGAGGTTCGCCGCGGTTGTCGCCGAGTACATGCCCTCAACGTTCTTGGTCACTGCCGTCGCCTCTGCCACCTTGGTCTGAGCGGCCGTCAGCGCCACCCTGGCCTGAGTAAGCGGATCCGGCTTCTCTTGCAGCGCCGCCTTCTCGTCCTCGTCGTACTGGACGCGCTTCGGGTCAATCTGCTTGCCCTTCAGCAGTTCCTCGGCCAGCTTCTTCGGAGAGATTTCATAGGCCGGATCTCGGCTGACGGTGAGCAACTGCATCAGGAATTGCTGCTGCATGTCCCGAGCCACAAGCGCAGAGCTGGCCCGCACCTCGATATTGAAATCGCCCTTGATGTCTTCGCGCTGCGAATGCTGCATCATCCACTCGTAGTAGCGCGTGATGTGCGGCTCGGTCACGTAGTCGTCCATGCGTTTAGCGATGCGCCGCAGGATTGAAGACGAGTTGTTCTGCGCCATCTCCATGCCGCCGAGCGTGTCCGGTGAGTCGCCGCGTATGCCTTGAAGCATGGCCGGCATACCAGTGACGTCCTCAGCAACCTTCATTGCCCATTGAACGATGTTCATCAACTCGGCCTGCACCGACGGAGGAACGAACGCCATAAATTGCTGCCTAACGTCCTGAACGTCTGGTTCTGCTCGCCACAGTTTGCGGCCGGTGATGGTGTATCGGTTATCGGCGGGGGTGATGCCTGCACCAAGCACGATCTGCACGCCAGCGCTCAGGCCGGCGTTGTCCATCATCGCCCTGACGCCACCATTGAGGATGCGCTGCACGGTGCGCAACTTGCGCGAAATGCCGGTTCCCCAAGGCATCCCCGGCCTGCGCTGCCACGCCAGCACGTCATACGGCAGTTCGCCGCCGTCAAGCACATTGCGCGCCGCCTTGATCAGTCTGTCATTGACGATGACGGCCATGACCGGCACCTTCGGGAAATCGTCTTCTTCGGCCAGCCCGCTGTCTTCAACATCCTCGGTCTTGACGGTACCGTGGAAAATCCATAGCTCGTATTGGTCATCGCTCTTGATGTACGTGCCGTCACCAGCTTCGCGCGGCACAGTGGCGGTCTTGCTTGGCCCCTCGCGCACGGCTGCGATGATGGCCTGCCGGTCATAGCCTGGCATGTCGATCAGATCGATCAACTGCCGCTGCGAGATGTACTCCAGCTCCCAACAGTACGAGCCGTGCTGGACGTTTTCCCCGCAGCCGCCATCAGGCCAGAATAGCCACGGGTCCACGCGCTTCGTCGCCGGCTTCGTCTCGCTGACCTTGACGATCGCTTTGACGCCGGTTGCCGGGTCGATGCGAGACAGTGAGCTGCTTGCTTTGCGCGGGAATGGCCCTTTGAGCACGCCAGTACCGATACGCGCCGAGTCCTCGATGATCTGGCGGACCTCGCCATGCCAATTGGATTCAACCAGGTGATCGTCAATCTCCTGCTGCATCGCCTCGGCACGCGCTTTGTCGTCGGCAATCATCTGTTCGAGCGCCGCCGCGTCGATGCCGGCCTGGCCATAAGCGAGCCGCATGGCCGTTGTAACCGGCGTTGGCTTGATTTCCCATGATCTATCGTCGGTTGGAAGCAGCTTTTCAGCCACGTTTGCGCTTGCCGAGTCGACATACGGCGCCGTGATATTGAGGAAAACCACTGACCGATTGGCCTGAGCATTATCAGCGCGGTCATTGGTAGCCCACCGCTTTGCATGGCCTGATGTCGTCGCCGCGTACATCCGATTCGCGTCGTCAATGCCCTGATAATGCTCTTCGTCCTCTGTCCATTCTTCCTCAATGCCTGATGCTGACCGGGCAGAGATGGCGTCTTTGCGCTTGCCGAGCAGCGTCGTCAGGAAATTCGAGCGATTGGGCTCTTGCACCTCGTCAGGGCCGAATTGTTGTGTGGCTTGTGTGTCCATCCTAGTACCCGATTTCAGAATCAAGCGTGGCCCATTGCATAGGCACTACAGCCTTCTCTATTGGTTTGGTGATTGCCTTGCGAGCCATCATTAATGCGTAACGGGTTGCTGATAGCAAATCATCCTGCAGCTTGACGATTTTCCCGTCCTTACGGTGATACAACCGGAACTCAAAAAACCAGTCGTCGAGATTGGCAAATACCTTGAATCTGCCAGTCATCATCCTGTCCAGCATGTCGGATACGCCAGCCTCTACGCCATTTGATCCGTCGCTGAATGTAGCCCGGTCCTTGAGCATCTTTAGCCCTGCAGCGGCATATTGTTTTGCCAGTTGCTCTCCGCTTCCCTTGTCCGTTTGCAGGCCATCGTGCGGCCATGCGCACGGCACCCAGGCGCCCCAGGCTTTTACCGAAGGTGAGAACATCATTGGCGTCTGTTCGCGCGCTCTGTGCGCCCTCAACACATACCAGCAGTCGACGTCTCGGTCCCACGCGCATTGAACCGCTGCCGCAGGGTGATCCCACCCGAAGTCAATCCCGTTGATGCGCGGCCAGTGACTCGGAATCTGAAACGGTTGAACCGATATTGCGGCGTCAGCTATGGGAAAAATGCGCCCTGAGCCGAGCGTAGGAACGCCGTTAGCCCGCGCCTCGCGCTCGTGCTCTGGATAGCTGGCGATAATCGCCGCGCGCTCTGATGGTGAATAATGCGCAGCGTCATCAATCGTCATCGTGATAATGGCGCGACTCATGCGGCTACCCTCACGGTGTCCTTATCCATGAATCGCATGACGACGACAGACATACCTAGCAGCGGGGTGAACGTGATAATGGCGAACTGCCCGCGCTGGCCATTATTGGTCCGCGTCAGCCCCTCCGAGTAAATGTCCTCTGACGGTTCTTCGTCGAACCAAACGCCATCGACCGTCGGGCCCTGCCATTTTTCACGGCCCTTCTCGTAGGCTTTGAACGAGATCATTGACACAGACGAGGTATCGCCGCCGCCGCCCCATTTGACTCGGACGTTATCCAGCAGATTCGGCACGCCAATCGCCCTGTCGCGGCCTTTGATGGCGTCAGCCGGGAGAAACCCTGTCCCCCACAGTTCCTCGCTTGCTGGCGGACCCATCAGGATGCGCTGCGGGTTGTCTCTGGTCGATTCGCCGGTAACTGATCCAGCCCATAGCACAGGCGCTTTGTCGAAAGTGGCGCCATCCCACCAGTCCGGATAGCGGCCGGTCGCGTGCATTGCCCACTCTGCGCCGCCAGCAATGGATTTCCCGAGCTGATTGCCGGCCATCAGCAGCCGTTCGCTATGGTCCTTTCCTGCGCGATGGAACAGGCGCTGCTTCGGATATGGTTTGTAGAGCTGGAGTTTTCGCCTGGCCAGTTCGCCGTCGAGCATCGCGCGCATAGCCGCCTGAACTTCCGGCGATAGATTTGCTACGTCCTGCGGCAGAACAGCCCTCACCCCTGATTGCCGTCCAGGGCTGCGCGAAGGGCCAGCAGAGCGGCGATTGACTGGTCAGCCAGCGGGTTCTTCTGCGCGTTGTCTTTGGAGTACATGCCGATGATGCGGGCGCCTCGATCAACAGCAGAGTTTTTGTCCCACAGCTTGTACTCGACAGTGCCATCAGGAGCGACCTTGATAGCCGACACACAAGCCGCGGCGTCGTCGCTCAGCTCGTGAATCCCTTTGACCTTGCCATCAGGATGAACGAAGTCGCGCGCGGTGACGGATGCCATCCGCCGAGTCTCGTTGAGGATGTCAGCTGCCTTCAAAATCGTCTCAGATGCAACTGAGTTGCGCAATTCGCTTATCCTTTGGGATACCTTTGGAATTGCTGCGGCCTTAGACGCTTCTTCCCAAATCTGTTTTGGCGTCATATTTCCGCACGAATAAACAGCGCGATACGCATCAGACTGAGTTTTGCCGCCGACAATTGCCACAGCAAAATCTTCCTGCTTCTCTGTCAGCCCATGCTCGTTAAACCGGGCCATCAAGCCGCCCTATACAAAAAATATCGTGGATTTTTCATCTTCCCTCCCTCGATCTCCACCAGCCCATCCTTGCGCAGCATCAACAGCGCCCAACAAGCCGTTGGATGCCTCAGCCCCAAATCTCGCCTGATGTCTTGCTGCCGCCTGCTCCTGGTCGCGTCGCTGCGCAGATAGTCGAGCACCTTGCGCGGTATCGGAGAAAGCCGAACCTCCCTGACCGGGCGGACCATGCCAGAGGCAATCATCAGCTGACCGACGAGACTGCAGCAGTCCATACACCATGCCCTTACGATTGACTAGCGCAATCATGCCATGCTTGGCGATAGCTTCAAACAATGCTCTGTTGCGCTGCTTGGTCCGCTAAGGGCCTCCAAGGACCGCTAAGTACCGATAAGCTACCGATAAGCTACCGATAAGCTACCGATAAGCTACCGATAAGCTACCGATAAGCTCATCTAAGCAAGTCTAAGCACCTCTAAGGCTATGTCCTTAGACTTTCCCAATCGAAAAAAATCTCACAGACCTATTGACTATCCTGTACAGGCATGTACAATGGAATCAATCACCAACCAACCGACAGGAGCAAGCCATAATCATGTCTGAGACATCTAAAACAACCCCGCAAGTCCAGCTCGCCATCGGTCGCCTGTTCTTGATGTTGTCCCGGCCTGAACAACCAGGCGACATCGAGACCTTCCACAAGATCCGCGCCATCGTCCTCGACAGCGCTGACTGCCGGACAGACTACCGGCCGAACTACGTGGCGCAACGGATGACTGGCGCACAAGGAGATTTTGCATGACCACAACCAAGCGCGGCGGCTACCGCGAAAACTCCGGCTCCAAACCACACCCACCGGCCGAAGTAGCGTCAGTTCGCATCGTGGCAAACGTCACTCCGGCCGAAGCCGAAGAATGGCAACGTCGCGGCAGAACTACCTGGCTGCGCGCAGAGCTTCGCAAGCTTGCCGTTCCTGACAACCAGTAACCAACGGCGCACAATGCGCCATCAGATCAAGGAGAGAAGATGAAATTCGGAGTGCTGTATCTTCCGTCCGGTTGGCACCTGGAATGCGCCGACGAGGCGCAGGCGCGTGACTGCTTTGAGCACGCGCCACAAGGCGACGGCGACTGCGCCGTCCTGATCATCAACGGCGAAGAAGTCGCCACGCGGGAACCTGACGAAGCATAACAAGGAGAGAGAAAATGAGCAAAAAAGAAGTTCGTGCGTGGTACGCAGCAAACCTCAAATCCGTCGACTCGTATGCGTCGCGCGCCACAATCAAAAAGTGGGCAAGATATGCCATGACAATGGCTGGCCCGAAAGGAAGGCTTCCAGCATAACCACCAGCCGCCTACGGGCGGCTTTTCATTTCACGGCCCGATACCTCAAATACCTCGCGTGCCTGACCACATCCGGCGCGCACTCAATAGCCCCAACTCTCCGCAGGAAAATCAGCGCCCACGAAACAGCCGCGTGACTCCTGCGCACATGCTGACGGATCTCAAATGCTCTGCGATACTCACCAACCTCTCGCAGATAATCCAGCACCGCTTTACTGCTGCCACAATCCCGCATTACCCCGGCCAACTTTGATCGGCGAGTCACGCGCAATTCGACCGGATGGCCAGACGCTACGGACATCTGATAAACAAGTCCGAAGACGTCAACCATTTGACACCCTCAAATCAACAAACCTATCAGCCAACCAAGAAAGAAACTCGAAGCGACACAGAAACACATGCGCCTGCGCAATCTCGTTCGG